ATAATGAACTATATAGTGAGATCTATCATAATAAAACATCTAATGAATATTGGTTAAATGGTAATCTAATAGAATTCTTTAGCTTAGACATGGGATCTAGGGTAAGGGGTAGGAAAAGGGATCTTCTATTTGTTAATGAAGCTAATGAGATAGATTATGAAGCTTGGAATCAGTTACTATTCAGGACAGATGGAAATATTATAATTGACTACAATCCTCATGATCAGTTCCACTGGATCTATGATAAAGTATTAGTAAGGCCAGATTGTAACTTACATATATCAACCTACAAGGATAACCCTTTTTTAAGCAATACACTAAAAGAAGAAATACAAAGATTAAAAGATACTGATCCAGATTATTGGAGGGTTTATGGATTAGGATTAAGGGGTAAGAATAGATCACTAGTATTTAAGTTTGAAGTAGTAGATAGAATACCAGAAGATGCTAAACTATTGTCTTATGGCCTAGACTTTGGATTTGCTTCTGATCCTTCAAGCTTATGTGTAACTTATGTAGATGGCCTTAATATGTATTCTAGAGAAATACTATATAAGAAAGGATTAACTAATCAAGATCTTGCTTTAGAATTTGAAAGACTAGGATTAGATAGAAGAGATGAAATATTTGCAGATTCTAGTGAACCTAAGTCTATAGAAGAAATATATAGAATGGGTTGGAATATAAAAGGCAAAAAGAAGTTTGAGATAAACTATGGTATTGATCTAATTAGGAGATATAAGCTTCATGTAACTAAGGATAGTAAGAATGCTATTAAAGAATTAGAAAGCTATAAGTATATAGAAGATAAAAATGGTAATCCTACTAACAAACCTTTAGATGCTAATAATCACTTTTGTGATAGTCTTAGATATAGTGTGGTCCATAAACTTGGAAGGGCTAACTTTGGTAAGTATGCTATAAAATAAAAAAAGGAGGGAAGGTAACCAATTAAAAACCTCCCACTCCTGTACAGGTAAGCACCTGCCTTATTAAAAAACATTAATTAAATATGAAAAAAACATTATCCACTAGCTGCCAAAGGATGACTAGACCTATAACAGCTAAGTAGATAAATAAGGTTATTACCCAAATAGGTAATTTAAAATGTTGAGTTAATTCTTTTAAGTCTTGTAATATCTCTTTCATTTTAAAATATATTTTTTGATTTTAAACTTTTTATAAGATCTTCTTCAAGATCATTCATATCTTCAACTAGATCAAAGTACTCTTGTTTCTTAAAAGCTACAGAGTTTATTTCTTCTGCAATGTCATGCATAGGAATTGGATTAAGAGTGTCAGCTATAATTAAAGCAGCTAACTTCTTTCTTTCATATTCTGGAAGTGTTTTAGATAAATTAAATACTTGCTTCCAAGTTAGTTTTTCAGGTTTATTCATAATAAATGCTTTTCTAATTGTATGCAATATAATACATTATTATAACATTCAACCTCTTTTTTATAACTTTTTTTTAAATTTTTTATAATTAGGTATTATATAAGTATGGAAATAGAAGTTAATGTACCAGAATCTCTTGATGAAGTTACTTTAGGACAATATCAGAAATACCTAAAGATTATTGAGGATAATGAAGATGAAGTTTTTATAGCTCAAAAAATGATAGAGCTTTTTTGCAATATAGAGCTAAAGTATGTAATGAAGATGAAATGGAATGATGTGATGAACATAACTAAAGATCTTGCTTCTATGTTTGAAGTTGAGCCACCTTTAAAAAGAATGTTTACACTAGATAGAGTACAATATGGATTTATACCAAACCTAGATGAAATAAGTTTTGGTGAGTTTGTTGATCTAGATTCTTGCTTAGGGGATTGGCAAGAAATGCATAAGGCTATGCAAATACTATATAGGCCTATTGATATAAATGTAAGGGGCAGATATAACATAAAAGATTATGATGGTAAACTTGATGAAACCATGAAGGATATGCCTTTAAGTATAGCTTTAGGGTCAGTTTTTTTTTTATTGAATTTAGGAAAAGAGTTGAGTCAAGTTATGATGGATTATTTGCAGAGGGGGATTCTCAAGGAGGACTTAGTGCTGAATCAGGATTCCAAAGGAAGTGGGGATTCTATAGCAGTTTTTACCAGGCAGCTCAAGGGGATGTTACAAAGTTTGAACATATCTCAGAGCTTGGGGTTCACAAAGTCTTGATGTATTTAGAATATATAACAGAAAAAGCAATAATAGAAAACAATAAAATAAAAAGAAGTTATGGCAACAGATAAAGGAATAAGGGGATATTATTTAGTTATAGCAGCAATAAAGGAAGAGTTGCTATCTAACCCTAATATTCAACAATGTACTTTTGGGGATATTACAGATATAGATCTACAAAAACAGACTATGTTTCCTTTAGCCCATATAATAATAGACAGTTGTACTAATAGTGAAAAAACACTTGATTTTAGTTTTACTGTACTTACAATGGAACAGATAGATAGTTATAATAAAGATTATGATACTGATATATTTGAAACAAACACTAATGTTCAAGATATACTTAATACCCAATTAGCAGTATCAAATAGATTAATAACAAGGCTTAGATCAGGTGACTTATATAAAGATGGATTTCAATTACTTGGAGATGCTTCATGTGAGCCATTCTTTGATAGGTTTGAAAATATACTTGCTGGTTGGGCCACTACTTTTACTGTTTCTATAATTAATGATATACATAAGTGCTAATGAAATTTGAAGAAACTAAAAAGGTATTAATAAAGTTTGCTAAAGATGTAATAGCAGAAGCTAAGAAGAATCTTAAAAAAGATAAAAAGAATACTTCTGGTGCTTTATCAAGATCTTTAAAATATAAAGATAAAATAATGCCTAATAGTTTTTTGTTGCAATTTGAAATGGCTGACTATGGTGAGTATCAAGATGCAGGGGTTGATGGTGTTAACAAAAGATATGGTAAAAGAAAATATGGAAGAAAGACATTTAAGTATAAAAGAAGAGGTGGAAAAAATAGTTTAAAAGGAATGCCACCACCTAGTGCATTTGATAAATGGGTAGTAAAGAAAGGTGGTAAGTTCAATCAATCAATAAGGGACTCAAAAGGAAGATTTATTAATAGACAATCTTTAACATTTGTATTAGCTAAGAGTATATTTGAAAAAGGTATTAAACCTTCTTATTTCTTTTCTAGTGCTTTTGAAAAAGCTTACAAGAAACTTCCTAAAGAGTTTATTGCAAAATATGAACTAGATATAGATAAATTTATAACACATACTTTAAAAGATTACAATGGCACTAATTAATTTAAGATCTCCATACTTTATAGAACATACAGCAGGTACTAATGTAGGATCAGCAGATTTAAAAATAGAAATACCTCAAGGATCAACCCAATATGTAATTTCAAAAGATACTACAAGTAATGCAGTTTCTTATGAAGTTTCAGAAATGATCAGGGACTTTCTTAACCCAACCTTTGATGGTACTTTACCTATTTCATCAACTGATATTGCAAATATGACTGTAACTGCCTATCTAACTTTAGATTTCTATACAAGTAATAAAAAGACAAGGGCAGCTAACACTGCTGCAGGTAACCCTGATACACCAATAGGATCAGAGCAAGAACTATATACCTTACATGGCTTTGATGGTTATTCTGAATTTAGTGAGGGTAAAAACCATACAATAGGATCAGGCCAACTTATGCAAAGTGCTACTATAATTTATATACCAGAAAACACTGCTAGTTTTATCCCTGTTGAATCTTCTAATGCAGTATCTTATACTGCTATTTCTACAAGCCAAACAGGTAGTATAGTTGCAGGGGGTATAACTGTTAACATAGAAAGAATATGTGAGCCTATTTATGATATTATTAGAATATTGTTTATTAACAAATTTGGTGCTATTCAAGAATTCTATTTTAATAAAAGAAATACAATAGCAATGAATGTTAGTCAGAATACTTATCAAAGTAAAATTCTTACAGCTAATACAAACTATAGTATAACTGCTCATCAAAAATATGTTTACAATAAACAAGCTAAAGAAACAATAACACTTAACACTGGCTATATAGATGAAGGTCAGTTTGAAACAATAAAGCAACTAATGCTATCAGAACAAGTCTGGGGTCAAATTGGTGGTACAACTTATCCAATAAATGTAGTTACTAATTCATTAACTAAAAAGACAAAGGTTAATGATAAACTTGTTAATTATACATTAGATTTTGAATTTGCTTTTGATGTGATTAATAGTGTTAGATAATGAGTAGATTTCAATTATATATAAACAATCAAAATGTTGAGTTATACAAAGATGAAAGTGTAAGCTTAACTGAAACAATACAAGATGTTAGAGATGTTTCTAATGTTTTTACTGACTTTTCAAAACCTTTTAATCTTCCAGCTAGTGATACTAACAATAAAATCTTTAAACATTATTATAGGTTTAATATTGCTCAAGGGTACACTTTTGATGCTAGGAAGATGGTTGATGCAAGAATAGAATTAAACACTATTCCTTATAGAGATGGTAAGATAAGACTAGAAGGAGTTGATCTAGAAAAAGGTGTTCCCAAATCCTATAGGGTTACTTTCTTTGGAAGTACAGTAGATCTAAAAAACATATTAGGAGATGATGAAATAAGTAGCTTGACTTGGCTATCTAACTTTAACACTCAATATAGTTATAGTGAAATAGAAAACACTTTACTAAGTTCAACTGGTAAATCTTTTTCTAATATTGATGGTCAAAATTATGATGCAGCTTTAATTGCAGCTTTAATATCTAACACTACTAGATTTTACTATGATTCAACTGCTGAAATTCCTTACTTAAATGCAGATGGAACTGTTAATGCAAAGTTAGGGGGTAACCTATATCCTACTAATCCAAGTAATTTAACTGCTAATGATGTTCATGGTGTTTATTTTGAGGATCTCACATATTCTTTAAGAGTTCATCTAATTATAAAAGCTATAGAGGATCAATATGAAGATATTAACTTTAGTGATGACTTCTTTAGCTTAACTAATGGTCCAGAAGCTTATAAAAACTTATATATGCTTTGTCAAAGAAAAGAAGGTAGGATATTTGAAGATATGGGAATCTTTGAAAAGATAGTTGATACTTTTGAAACTAAGAATAATAACAATATAGCTGTATCTGGCTCAGCAGTTAGGATCTATGGCCTAACCCCAAATCAAGTAGTAACAGGGGTATGGACAATAAATAGCCAACAGGCCTACCCAGATTTTACAGCAGTAATAAGAGAAGGAAGTGAAATAGTATTAAGAAAAGAATTTACAGGTGGTACTAATACCCAAGCTATAGTTAGTCAACAATTAACTAATAGTAGTCAAGGTTATACTTTAACAATAGAAACCACTAGTGGATTTGTAATTCCAAGTGTAACTTTTCAAGGTACAACACCTAATGGGAATCAATTAACTGCACAAACTACTGCCCAAGTTGATGTGCTAAATGAAAAAGAATTTATAGTACAAAACCATTTACCTAACTTAAAGATTATAGACTTTCTTACTGGACTTTTTAAAATGTTTAATTTAACTGCTTTTCAAAAGGATGGTATAATTCATGTAAAAACACTAGAAGAATTTTACAATGCTGGAACTATTAGGGACATCACAGAATTTGTAGATCCACAGTCTATACAAGTTGACAAGGCTTTACCTTATAGAAAGATTAAATTTAAGTATGCTGATACAGATTCTATATTAGCAAAACAACATTATGAATTACAAGGAACTAGATGGGGTGAGATAGGGTATGAAGAAACAAGGGATCTAAATAGTAATCCTTCAGAATTTGTAGTAGAAACACCTTTTGAACATTTAAAGTATGAAAGAATAAATGGATCAAGTACTGATATACAATGGGGGTTTATGGCAGATGAAAAACAAGAGCCCTATTTTGAAAATGCAGTTTTATTTATAGGTGAGTTTGTTCAAATGACAAATGATATTAGATTCTTACAAGCAACTTCTGGGACAGGATCTATAGTTGATATTAACAAATATTGGATGCCTTCAAATACTGTTAGTAGGGATGCAACAGTTAACAAAGAAAGCATACATTTTAATTTAGAACTAAGTGAATGGACCACTACAAGTGAATTTACTGAAACTTTGTTTGACAAATATTATAGATTTTATATAGCTGGTATATTTAATTCAGCTAAAAGATTAACTAAGATTAAAGCTATTTTACCTAAAAAGTTTGTTTTAAATTTTACATTAGCAGATACAGTAACAATAGATCAAGAAAAGTATAAGATAAATAGTATTACAACTGATTTATTAAGTGGTCAAAGTCAGCTAGAATTATTAAATGATACTGTTAATGATATTGGTGTTAGTCAAAGTGATACAGGGGGTACAGGTGGACAAGAAGGACCACTAACTAATGTATTAACCTTATATGAATGTGCAACACCAAATGCTACTTTTGAATCTACTACTACATTAGCTACATTAAATTTAGCAGTAAATCAAAGAGTAGAAGATAGCTCAGGAAACACTTATAAGGTTACAGGTAACAATGTGCCTAATACATTTACAGCAAAAGCAATAACAGCTACTGGCTTAACAAATTGTCCTTCAACCCCTACTACTCCAACCACTTATTATTATGGAATAACTAGATGTAGTGATGGGGAAACAAATCTTAGAACAGGTCAAGATACAAGTACATTAACAGGGGTGGCTGTAACTCAACAAGTTTTTGATTCATCTAATGTTAAATATGTTATTAGAACTACTAATGCTTTATCAAGTGTAACATCAGTAGGTAATGTAACATCACCAACCCCAGCCCAGTTAACTTGTAGTGGTAATACAACCACTAATTATTATCAGTTAAACCCTTGTTGTAGTGGTACAGCAGTTATAGGTTGGAGTGCAAATGCTTCATTAACTGGTACATTTATTTATCAGAATCAAACTTATGTAGTTAGTCCAACCACTACTGCAGGATCTATTGGGGTAGATATAGCAACCTTACCAACTGGAAGCTGTACTACTTACTATTATTCCCTAAATAGTTGCACAGATGGATCAATACAACATTATGGTTTTAGTAATTGTAGTAACTTAAATAATACTCAACTTACTTACAATAGCACTTGTTATAATATTCAAAACACAACTAACACATCAGGTTCAATAGATTTGGATGCTTTAAGTTCATGTTCATGTACAGTTTTACCTGTTTACTATTTACTTAGAGATTGTCAAACAGCATCTACAGTTAGAACAGTAACAACTACAACAGACATACCAAATTTAACAGCTAGTGGTAATCCAGCAAATGCATCAAGAGTTCAAGACAATAATACAGGTAGATGTTATACAGTTACAGGTACTACTACAGACACCACTACATATTCAAATCCAATAGGACAAGTTACAGATTTAAATGTTTTAGGATGTCCTGGTACCCCATGTACAACTGTTCAATATTATCAATTAGAACAATGTGCTACAAATAATACAAGTTATATATCAGGACAAACAACTGATCAAATAGCATTAAGTACAAATGACATGGTTCATAGTGGCAGTACATCAGGACCATTATATAGGGTGGTAGGTACTACAACAAGTGGCTCATCAGTAGGTACAGTAGTTCCAAGTTCAGCCACAGCTTGTCCTACTTTTTATGAACTACAACAATGTTACACTTTACAAGGAAGTTATAGAACTGGTCAATCTATAACTGATATTAGTCTAAATGTAGGAGATAGAGTAGCAGATTCATGTGGTATGCCTTATACAGTAGTTTCTGTAGGGGTAACAGGAGGGGGATATGCAAATGTAGGAACAGTAACAGATTTAGGGGCAAGTGGATGCCCAAGTTTGACAGGTCCAGTATATTCTTTACAAAGATGTAGTGATTCAACCACTGGTTATACTTCTTTACAACAAGCTAATGATATTACAATAGCATTAAATGATACAGTTACTGTTGCTGGTACTAGATACCAGGTTGTAGGTACTACAAGTAGTATTGTCAATCAAGTAGGGAAAGTCTGCCCAGATGGAGGGAATAATTGTATAGTTCCAGTAGTACCACCAGTACAACCTCCAGCAACAATTTACTATGCAAGATTTATATCTTGTGATGACCCTACTGGTTTAATCATAGATGTGTATAGTTATCAACAAATAAGCACTTGGTGGGTTATAAGTGAGGTAGGTTCATTTGAATGTTATAGATGGGATAGTAACCATCAAGGTGTAAATCCTGTAGAATTAAATAGTTCTAATTTCAATTTCTTTACAAGTGAAACAACAGCAGGGGCTAATTGTATTGATTGTAATAATCAAGGACCACCACCTCCACCACCACCTCCACCACCTGCACAAACTTGTTTTCAAGTTACTTTGTACAAAAGTGCAATATCAGCTTTAGATTTATGTAGTCAAACACAAACAAGAGTTATGAATCTTGATGCATCAACTATTCAAAGTGCATCACAAATATATTCTAATACTGACTGTTCAGCTTTACTATCTACCCCTCAATATGTAACAGATGTACCAGGTCAAAACTATTGGTATTGGAATGGTACAACACTTGCAGGACCATATCAACCAAACTGCCCATAATGAAAGAAATAAAAGATTTTATAAACCCTTCAGAAGCTACTTATTTAATTAAAATGATAGATCAGTATGCTGAAAAGTCAATGGTAGTAGGAAGAGGCCTAGAAAACAATGTAATTAGCAAAGAAAGGACCTCTTATACAGCTAATTTAATAGCAAATGATCCTACAATTCAATCTTTACATAAAAAAATAGCTAAATATTTAGGTGTAAGCTTAAATAAAGGGGAATCTTTACAAGGACAAAGGTATGAAGTAGGTCAATACTTTAGAGATCATGTAGATTATTTCACTAACACTGATTATGATAAAAATTGTTTATCAAGTGGCAATAGAACTTATACTTTTATGCTATATCTTAATGATAACTTCAAAGGTGGATCAACAAACTTTAAACATCTAAACAAAAGTATAATACCTGAAGCTTGTAAAGCTATAGTTTGGAATAATTTACAGAATGGCCATCCAAATGAATACATGATGCATAGTGGCATGGAAGTTTTAGAAGGAACTAAGTATATAATTACTTCATGGTGGAGGGAGAATGCTTGGATTCCAGGAGAAGATCAAAAAGAATATCAAAAAAAGTTAAAAAGCAGTCAATTAAGTATTATATGAGTATGTTAAAGAACATTATAGAGCTTTTACAAGTAGTAAATGGAGAAACACCAAGAATCCAAACAGCTCAAGGCAAGTATTACCTGCCTAGTAATTGGAAAAAAGGCTTACATATAGCTCAAAGACTTGCAAAATGGGAATCTAAGAAATGAAAAAAGGTAAATATATAATAGATATACAAGTTGATAATCAAGATGCTAATGAAGCTATACAAGTTACTGCTGAAAAGCTTGAAGATCTAGAACAACAGTCAACTGAATCATTAGAACAGATTGATAATTTGTCTGGTGGCCTTATAAGTAACTTTAAAGGTGTTGTAAACATGGTTCAGGGTAGTATAAAAGCCTTGAAAACCTTAAAAGGTGTACTTATTGCAACTGGTATAGGGGCTTTTGCCTTAGCTGTAGCTTCTGTAAGCAAAGCTTTTACTAATTCAGAAGAAGGTCAAAACAAGTTTGCTAAATTAATGGCTCAAATAGGGGTTGTAACTGGTAATGTTTTTGATATTTTAGAAGATTTAGGTAATGCATTATTAAATTATGCTTCTATTTTAGGTAATGTAGTAACACTAAACTTTAAAGCTGCTAAAGAATCCTTTCAAGATCTTAAAGGAAGTCTTGGAGAAGTAGTAGATGGGGTTAAAAACTTTGGAGAAGAAACTAAAAAAGAAATAGCAATAGCAGGTGATCTAGCAGATGCAAGGGCTAAAGCAGATAAAATAGAAAGGGATTTAATAGTTGATAGGGCAGAAGCAGATAGATTAAGGGCTGATTTATTAGAAAAAGCAGTTGATAGAGATAAGTTTAGTACTGAAGAAAGGATAAGTTTCTTAGAACAAGCTAGTGCATTAGAAGAAGAGATAACAAATCAAGAAATAGAACTAGCAAAAATAAGATTAAATACTAAAATTGAAGAAAATAAGCTATCTGGATCAACAAAAGAGGACCTGCAAGAAGAAGCAGAGCTAAGAGCTCAAGTAATTCAGCTTGAAACAGCTAGATTATCTAAACAAAAAGAGGTAACAAGTCAAACAATAGCCCTTAGAAATGAAGAAAAAGCAGCTAGAGAAAAGGAAGAAGCTGATCAAAAAGCTAAAGATGAAAAGGAAGCAGCTGAATTAGAAGCTTTTAGAATAGCACAAAGGGAAGCAATAGCTATAGATGAAGATGCTAAGACTGAACTATTGTTAACAAAAGAACAAGAAAGGTTTGATAAACTTATAGCTCAAGCAACTGAATTAGGACAATCTACAGAAGAATTAGAGGCTGCTAAGCTAGTTTCTTTACAAAATATAAGGGATGCAGCCCAAAAAGTCAAAGATGACAAAGAAAAAGCAGCAAATGACAAGAAATTAGCAGCTGATAAGGCCCAAGCTGATGCAGAAGAGGCAATAGAAAAGCAAAAATTTGATACTGCTTTACAATTTACTTCTTTAGGTATAGGAATATTAGCAGAAGGATCTAATGCAGCTAAAGCTTTAGGTATTGCACAGGCTATTATATCAACTTACACTGGGGCAGCAGATGTTTTAAAGACAGCACCTACCCTAGCAGCTAAGATTGCAGGGGTTGCAACAGTATTAGCTACAGGATTTCAACAAGTTAGAGCAATTCAACAAACCCAAATACCTGTTTTAAGTGTTGGAGGGGTTACAGCAGCAGGTGGAGCTGCAGCACCAGTACCTCAAATTCAACCACCTTCTTTTAATGTAGTGGGATCTAGTCCTATAAATCAATTAACAGAAGCTATAGCAGGTCAGCAAAGTCAACCAGTAAGAGCATTTGTAGTAGCAGGAGATGTAACAACAGCACAGGAATTAGAAAGAAATAGAATAAGAACATCAGCACTAACTTCAATATCAGTTCCTAATAGTGCTTTTTAAATTTAAAAAAAATAAAACTAATAATATTATATAGATATGAAGATTATAGAACTTATTTTAGATGAAGATTTAGAATTCAATGGAGTTGATGCAATTAGTATTGTAGAAAACCCAGCTATTCAAACTAACTTTGTAGCATTAAAGGATCAAAGTATAAAACTTGCTGAAGTATCAAAAGAAAAAAGACTTCTTTTAGGTCCTATACTTATTCCAAACAAACCAATTCTTAGAAATGGAGATGATGAAGATTATTATATCTACTTTTCTAAGGACACTGTAGAAAAAGCTAGTCAATTATACTTAAAGCAAGGAAATCAAAGCCAAGCAACCTTAGAACATGAATATAATCTTAAAGGTTTAACACTTGTAGAAAGTTGGATAGTAAATGATGAAGTACATGATAAAAGTAGATTGTATGATAATACTAAAGAAGTTCCTTTAGGTACTTGGATGGGATCTATAAGGGTTGATTCAGATGAAGTTTGGCAAAAATATGTAAAAGAAGGAATTGTAAAAGGATTTTCAATAGAAGGTTACTTTGCAGATAAACTAGAATCCCCTAATGAGTCTATAAATGACTTCCTAAGCCAATTAGAAGGCCTAGAAGCAGAGTTTATGTTATCTGAGATAGAAAGTGTAATCAATAATGAAGAAATAGCATTAGAAAGCTTTAATGATTATCCAGATGGGGTTGCTAATAATGCAAAAAAAGGAATAGAGCTTAATGAAAAGATCAACAATAGGTGTGCTACTGATGTTGGTAAGATAAG